TTGTTTCCCCTCCTGAAACATCAGTAATAATAAATATTTTTAGACTAAGTTTGAAAGCAATTTCAGGAGATTAAGCAATGGCATCTACCCAACTTTCACCAGGGGTCGTTGTACTTGAAAGAGATCTGACTACAGTTGCAAACGCAACTCTTGATAATGTCGCAGTGATTGTTGGTTCTTTTGAAAAGGGTCCTGTCAACGAGGTTGTTGACATCACCAGCGAGAAGGAGCTTCTCGCAGTGTTCGGTCGCCCTAACGACTACAACTACGAATACTGGTATTCCGCATCCCAATTCCTTCTGTACGGTGGTACATTGAAGGTTATCCGTTCCGATTCGACGGCACTCAAGAACGCAATCGATACAGCACAGACTCAGGTTACTCTGTTCTCCGCATCTGACACCACTCTGACAGTGGCATCCAGTGCAGACATCGTACAGAATGATTTCCTTCTGATTGACGCTGAAATTCTCAAAGTTACCGCAGTTAATGGTTCTGACCTGAGTGTACTCAGAGCACAACTTTCTACTGCTGCAACTTCTCACGCTGCTGCTTCAGCAGTGACTCTGATCGAAGACGCTGGCACAGCAACCACCATCAACGAAGGTGGTACGTTGACTGCTGGTGATACCACGATCACTGTTGCATCTGCAGCAACTCTCGCCGTTCAAATCAACGATTACCTTAAGATTGAGGATGAGATCGTACGTTGTACAGGCATCGCAGGTAACGATCTGACTGTTGAGCGTGGTTCACTGAGCACCACTGCTGCTTCTCACACTGATGGTGTTGCAATCAACCGCCTTACCGTTACTGCATCCAAGACAAACATCAATGAGTCTACCTCTACTGGTGTTACCGCTCCTCTGATCAGAACTGTTGGACAGTACGAGACTTCTGTTGAGTCTGCTTCTAACTCCTGGAAGTGGGGTGCACGTACACCTGGTATCTACGGTAACTCCCTCCGCATTGTTGCAACTGACGCTGGTGCAGACCAGATCCTTTCTCTGCAACAACCTCCAACCGCTGAGTGGCAGTTCGATTCCACTTCTACGGTTTCATATTCTCTTGGTAACTCTTCTGCTTCGGTTTACTCCTACAGCGTAGTTGTTACTCTGGATGCTACCAGCATCGCTGGCGACTTCAGACAAGGCGAATACTGGAGAGCAGAAACCAACGCAGCATCACCTAGCGCAATCGACGTTGTTGGTGAGGTTGTTGCATACGATCCTCTTACTCGTAAGATCGAGTTGTCGATTGACTACGCACAAACCTCCGACGTACTGGAAGTTGGCGATGCAATCGCACTTTGGACCGCTTCTACTGGTGGTAACAGAACTGGCGATAAGGGTGTTGTTTCTTCTATCGAGCGTCAACTCCGCACCGTACGTTCTGCTAACACAGAACTGTTTGAGGCGAACTACACTCTCGACGATGACAACGCAACTGGTATCCAAGTTCTCGCAGTACGTTCTGACTATGAAGAGCGTTACTTCGGTGGCAACCAGAAGTGGATCAACCTTGCTCCCCGTCCTACTACATCTCCTTGGGTCGCTGACCGTGGTGGTGCTAACGACCAGATGCACATCCTCATCCTCGATGGTGATGGCAAACTGACTGGAACTCCTGGCGCAGTCCTTGAGAAGTTCCTGTTCGTTTCTAAGGCATCTGATGCACGTGGCGTACAAGGCGAAACCGTTTACTACCGTGACGTTGTTAAGAACAACAGCAGCTATGTCTACTGGGGTTCCCACGAAGTCGCTAATGTAATGGACCTCGATGCTGGTGCTAACGGTGCTATCGGTCTCAGTGGCGTATCTCGCACCTTTGACCTGCTCAAGCAAACTGGTGGTATCAAGACCAACGAAACTTCGACTGGTCGCGAAATCATCGGTACTGCAAACAACTCAACCGTACGTTATGCACTGCAAGGTGGCGTAGATGGTTACACCCTCTCCCGCTCTGAGATCCTTGGTTCTTATGACCTGATCGCTGACCGCGAGACCGTCGATGTTGACTACATCCTGATGGGTCCTTCGATGGCATCTGCCGCAGACACCGTTGCTAAAGCACAAAAGATTATTGACATTGCAGCAACCCGTAAGGATTGCCTCGCATTCATCTCTCCTTCACGTTCGGACATCATCGGTCAATCCGACACCAACGTTATCGTTAACCGCTCTATTGAGTTCTTCAACCAGTTGAGCAGCACTTCTTATGCAGTGTTCGATAACAACTATAAGTACATCTATGACAAGTATAACGACAAGTATCGTTATATCGGTTGCAACGCTGACGTTGCAGGTCTTGTACTTGGTGCAACTCTCAGCGCAGAGGCTTGGTTCTCTCCTGCTGGTTTCAACAGAGGTCAACTCCGCAACGCTATCAAGCTTGCTTACTCTCCTCTGAAGGATCACAGAGATCGCCTGTATGCAGCACGCATCAACCCCATTGTCTCCTTCCCTGGTCAGGGCATTGTCCTGTTCGGTGATAAGACTGCACTTGCTTATCAGTCTGCATTCGATCGTATCAATGTACGTCGTCTGTTCCTGGTTCTGGAAGATGCAATCGCAACCGCTGCTAAGACACAACTGTTTGAACTGAATGATGAGTTCACACGTGCTTCCTTCAAGAACATCGTGGAACCCTTCCTCCGTTCTATCCAGTCCCGCAGAGGAGTCGTAGACTTCCTGGTTGTTTGCGACAGCAGTAACAACCCACCTGAAGCGATCGACCGTGGTGAATTCTTTGCTGAAATCTTCATCAAACCCACCCGCTCTATCAACTACATTACGCTCACCTTCACCGCAACTAGAACTGGTTCTAGCTTCGCTGAAGTTACTAACTGATTCAAGAGGATTAACTAAGGAGAAAAACAATGGCAGAACAACAACCAGGACAGGTGGAGCAGAGTTCAGTTAGAGCTCCAATCTTCACCTTCCGAGATCAAGTTAAGGACTTTGCACGTCCTAATCTATTCCAAGTGGAGATCTATGCACCCCCGATCCTTTCGGACGGGGTGTCCCCCTCCGTAGGTGGCGTTTCTGGATCCCAAGCGGATGCAAACGAAGTCGCCGCTGGCGGTTCCAACCTCGACGCATCGTCAGCTTCGGCTTTCGGTACGTTCTTGGTTAAAGCAGCAAACATCCCCTCATCCGTTGTGGGTGTTGTTGACGTTCCTTATCGTGGACGTATGCTGAAGATCGCTGGTGATCGCACATTTGAACCTTGGACTGTAACCGTTCTTAACGACCAGTCTTTCAAGTTCCGTGCTTTCTTTGAAGCGTGGTCTTCTAACATCCAGGCTCTGCAGCAGAACTATCAGAACGCTAACACCATCGCTGATTATCAAGCAATGGCGAAGGTTCGTCAGATGGATCGCAAGGGCAGCATCATTCGTACGTACAAGTTTGAAGGCATCTGGCCCTCTAACATCAGTGCGATTGAACTGGATTGGGGCAACAACGATACTCCTGAAGAGTACACCGTTGAGTTCCAAGTTCAATACTGGACCTACGATAACGACATCAACACGGGTAATAATTCTGGGTCTTCCCAACTCTGATAAATAGAAGGGTTAAGACACAGGATATTTAGATGTCCCAACTATTTGGTTATTCTCTTGAACGCGCTAAGAAGGGTCAGGCAACTGGTCCTTCTTTCGTGCGTAAAGAATCTGATGATGCAGCAACTCCTATTGCAGGTGGTGGTTTCTTTGGAACCTCAATCGATCTGGATGGGAGTTATAAAGACGAAAACGACTTGATTCGTCGATACCGCGAGATGTCCATTCACCCAGAATGTGACCGCGCTATTGATGATGTGGTCAATGAAGCTATTGCTGGGGAGATCGATGACACTCCTGTAGATGTTGAGTTGTCAAATCTCAAGGTCAGCTCTGGAATCAAGAAGAAGATCCGTGAGGAGTTCTTCAACGTACTGAGACTTCTTGATTTCGATAAGAAAGCGTATGACATCTTCCGTCGTTGGTATATTGACGGCAAGTTGTACTACCACAAAGTAATTGACGTACAAAATCCTCGTAGAGGTATTACTGAACTCCGCTATGTTGACCCGCGTAAGATTCGCAAGGTCATCGAGATGGAGAACAAGAAGGATAGACAGTTTGTAGATCCCAAGACGATGGAGTCTCAGCTAGCGCCTCGCTCTGCTGAGTATTACATCTATAACCCGAAGGGTCTGCGTGGACTGGAAACTTCTGGCGTCAAGATTGCACCTGATGCTATTGCCTTCGCCCATAGTGGTCTGAAGGATATGAACAAGAATGTGATTATGTCACATTTGCACAAGGCAATCAAGGCACTCAATCAACTCAGAATGATTGAAGACAGTCTGGTTATCTACCGTCTGTCTCGTGCTCCTGAGCGTAGAATCTTCTATATCGATGTTGGCAATCTGCCTAAGCAGAAAGCGGAACAGTACCTCCGTGAGGTAATGAGTCGTTATAGAAACAAACTGGTGTACAACGCTGACACTGGTGAGATCAGAGATGATCGTAAGATGATGTCTATGCTGGAAGACTTTTGGCTTCCACGTCGCGAGGGAGGGCGCGGCACAGAGATCACTACCCTTCCTGGCGGGCAAAACCTGGGCGAACTGGAAGACGTTAAGTATTTCCAGAAGAAGCTCTACCGTGCACTCAACGTGCCCGAGTCACGGTTGGAATCGGAATCTACATTCAACCTAGGTCGTGCTGCTGAGATTACTCGTGACGAAGTTAAATTCCAAAAGTTTGTCACCCGTCTCCGCAAAAAGTTCTCCGAACTTTTCCACGACTTGCTTAAGACACAGCTCGTACTGAAAGGGATTATCACCCTGGAAGAATGGGATGATATGTCTGAGCACATCCAGTACGATTTCATCGCAGACAATTACTTCAGTGAACTGAAGGAGAAAGAGATCCTCAATGAGCGTCTCCAGTTGCTGCAACAGATGGATCAATTTGCTGGCAAATACTTCTCACTCGAATATCTCCGTCGTCAAATTCTACGCCATACCGATTCGGAAATGCAAGAAATTGACAAGCAAATCGAGCAAGAAATCGCGGATGGCAAGCTTGTCGATCCCGCATCTATCGATCCAGCAACAGGTATGCCGATGGAGGATCCTGCTGCGATGGGCGAAGAACCAGTCGAAGACCCTGGTCCAACTGGCGTTGAGTCGGTTGCTCCTGCAGACTATAAACGCGGAGAATTCTAAATAGTATTAATTGGAGATTTTTATTATGCCTAGCGTACACGCTATGGATATTGTCAACAAGCTTTTTTCGGGTTCAAAAGATCTGAGTGCTGAGGTTGACGACGCAATGAAAGCAATGTCTGCTGATGCACTTGAGCAGAAGAGAAAAGAGATTGCTTCCGATTTTCTAAAACCCGAAGAGGAAACAACTGATGAAACTGATCACGGAACAGATTGAAGACGTACAGGTTCTCACCGAAGGTAAAGGTGCGGACAAAAAACTGTATATCGAAGGTACGTTCTTGCAGGGTGAGATCAAGAATCGCAACGGGCGCTTGTATCCTATCAACACTCTTGCTAGAGAAGTAGGTAAGTACAACGAATCATTCATTAAGAGTGGTCGCGCACTTGGCGAACTGGGTCATCCCGATGGTCCTACCGTCAATCTTGATCGCGTTTCACATTTGATTACGTCTCTTGTCCAAGAAGGTAATAACTTCAAAGGCAGAGCACGCATCCTCGATACACCTATGGGCAACATTGCTAAGTCTTTGTTGGACGAAGGTGTGAAACTCGGCGTTTCATCTCGTGGCATTGGTTCACTGAGAGAATCCCGTGACGGTGCAAAGGTTGTCGCTGATGACTTTATGCTCGCTACTGCTGCTGACATCGTAGCAGATCCTTCCGCGCCTGATGCTTTTGTTAATGGCATTATGGAAGGTAAGGAGTGGGCTTGGGTCAACGGCATCATCCAAGAGTCAGAAGTTGAACAAATTCAACGTACTCTTAAGCAAGCATCTAATCGTAAAGTTCTGGAAGAGGCAAAACTTTCCGCGTTTTCCAAATTCTTAGGAACTTTGTGATTATAAATATTTTTATCGAATAACAAAGACTAACAAGGAGACAACAACCAATGTCGCAAGAAACTGAGGTAATGGTATCCGAAGAACAACAAGAAGTCACCGAAGCTAAGTTTGACGGTGCTGTTTCCGATGGTTCTTCCCTGGGTTCCGTAGAAGATCTGGGTGGTCCTACCCCCCAGAATGCAAAGCCTGATGATGAGTCTAACAAACTGAAGACTCCTTCTCAGACCCAGGCATCCGCGCCTAAAACTAAGCCCTCCGACGCATCCCCCCAGAAAGCAGAATCTGTCGAAGCACAGAATGCTGATGGCGAAGGACTCATCGAAGTTGACCTGTCTGCTGATGTTGCAGCACTGGTTGATGGTGAGGAACTGTCTGAGGAATTCAAAGAGAAAGCAACAACAATCTTCGAGGCTGCTGTTGTATCTCGTCTCAATGAGGAAGTAGAACGTGTACACAATGAGTACGCTGCTACCCTCAGCGAGGAAGTAGAAGCTGTTAAGACCCAACTGGCAGAACAGGTAGATGAGTATCTGACCTACGCTGTTCAGTCCTGGATCGACGCTAATCAACTGCAAGTTGAGAGTGGACTTAAGTCCGAGATTGCAGAGAGCGTTGTAGAAGGTCTTAAAAAAGTATTCCTTGAGAACCACATTGAGGTTCCCGAGGAGAAGATCGATGTTGTCGATTCGATGGCATCGGAACTTGATTCGATGGAAGCAAAACTCAACGAGCAAATTGATAA